CTCATTAGTAACTAATGGTTTATTTTTTTCTTGTCACGATTTTTTTTAGATTTTTTATTACTACTATTAGTATTAATCGAAATCATGTATATATTATTTGGATGCCGGCTACATATATAATTATAAACATAATGAACAATTAAAGAACCAATAAAACTGTGTCTCATCAATAAGCCCAACAATAAATGTACGATAAGATTCATAATACTACCAGTTTTATAAAATTCATAAAAACCCATACACAAAGAAAGAAATAGTGGAGAAAGGAATCGTGCCAACTCTTCGATTAATGGAGACAAATGCTCATAAATTAAAGGAAATTCAACGAAACCTACGTTTTCACGAGGTTCGGACCAATCCTTTTCAATCATTACTTGAGAGGCATACGATTCTAATTTAATTGGAAATGGTTGTTGTAATTCATAATATAATTCCATTAATTGATCAACCGTAAGATCATAACGAAGACAAATAAATTCCCAAGTCTGCTCATTAGCTGTGAAAACCTTTGAGCTATATTCGTTATATTCTTGGTAGAAAGCATCTACCATTCCAAATTTTTTAAGATAAACTGGATTTTTATACAAACCATTAAATCCAGGTAAACACGAGCATGCATTAAATAAGCCTTTAAGAACACCTACTATTTGATTTTCCATCTCATCGTGTGACAAATGAAGGTCCTTAACCCAGAAAGTCTTAGCTAAAAGCTTTCCTGGTTTAGGTACTAGAACATAACCTTCAGTACACGGAACAAACATCGATGAACAAAATTCGGTATCCCAACGATCGGTGAATTGTAATTTGGCAATAAATCCCTGATCTCTATGATCTTCGATAACCTGATCAACATCCAATTTCTTCAATGTGAATGGAACGGTATCATCACCTTTAACTAAAAGAGCTTTGAGATTAGGTATTAAATGCAATGCAGTGTTGATTGATACTATTGTGTTTCCTCCTAGGGTAGTCGACCTTCCGGAACATCTCACACATTTGATTATCGCTTTAAAACCCTTTCGGGTCTTAATTCGAATAACTCGAACGTCAGAAAGTTCTCTATATACTACCTCATCAGGTACTCCACATAGTAGATAAAATTCACTTAACATGAGTAAAACAGGTTTCTTTTGAGAGGAATCAAACGATTTAAAATCATCACTATATATATGATATTCCATATTCTCCTCAAAGAATTCACCTATAGCAGCT